ATGGAAATGGGGGAGGAAATTTCTCCTCCCCTATTTTTTTAACTTTAATTTAATATTTAATAAAATGAAAAAGAAAACAGTTTTTACGTCTAAGGCGTACCGATTAAAAAAGATTTCAGCACCATTAAACTATATGCTGGCTTCACACAACACAAGCAGATCTCCCTTACTTTATTTCGACGAAGACACAGGCGTTAACCGCCCCCTTCGCTATGCAAGGAATCAAAAGTCTCCCTTCGTAGATGAGCAGGATGGAAATGCTATTTTAGAACCTATTGTATTTGAAGATGGGTTGCTGTTTGTAGAAAAAGCCAACCAAGTATTACAACAGTTCCTATACTATCACCCCGGTAGAAACACCGTCTTTGAAGAGGTGAATAATGAGAAGGACGCTTCAGAAGATGTAAGCATCTTAGAGATGGAACTCGAAGCACAGATTGTTGCTAAAGATCTTTCTTTTGAAAAATTACTTTCTGTAAGTAGAATCCTTATAGGAGGAAATATAGATAGCTATAGTTCCGCGGAGCTTAAGAGGGATATTCTTTTGTTTGCTAAACACAACCCTCAAGATTTTATGGAGGTAGTAAACGATCCTGATTTAGAATTTGGTGATGAGGTAAGACAGTTCTTCGAAGAGAAGCTCTTATCTTTACGCAATAACAATAAGGATGTATACTTCAACCTTAAAGGAAATAAAAAGAAGATGCTTACCGTTCCTTTCGGAGAAGACCCTTACCACGTAGTGGGGTCTTACTTAAAGACGGATGATGGCATAGAAATATACCAAGGACTTTCTAAGTTACTAAATAAATAAACAAAACCATGATAGATTTTATCGTAGAATTTTGGGCAGAATTGCTAATCGCAGTAATGGCCCTGGCAAAAGTAGTAGTAAACCTTACTCCTACAGAAAAAGACAACCAAGTATTCGGTTGGATAGATAACCTTATAGGATACTTAATTCCAGATAGAAGGAAGAAGTAGACGACTTTAAAGAAGGGCTCCAAATCGGGGCCCTTTTTTTGTGTATCTTTGTACCGTATTAACACATAAATTATTTTTATTATGGAAAAATTTTTAAGCATCCCAGTAACTGGTGAGGGCAACCAATTGGTCCCCGTTACGGATGTAAAGCTTATTAAGGTAGGATCAAGCCCTGCCACTACTACTACTATTAATTACGGTAGCGGTAAAGTTATTACTATTACCCATGGAACAGTGGGGGCATCGTCTATTACAAACTCGCAAACCCAGTTCAGAAACTGGTTGCAATTACAAATGGCAAACGCTCTAAGCACAGCTTGGACTCGAGCTTCATATTCAGCTATTCCTATCCCTGCTTACGCGGTTAGCGGAATTGTTATCGTATAAATTATGGAAAAATTTCTCAGCATACCCGTATTAGATTCAAACGGGACAAACAGTCAAAATCAACTGGTTTCGATTACAGGCATCAAGATTATTACACAAACTACAGATACAGCGGTTAGGATTGATTATGTAGATGGTAAGCAAACGCTTTTAACATGGCCTGCAGCTTACTCAGCTCCTATCCTTTTAGAAAGTGTAGAGACGGCTGTTAAAAAAGCTTTAGCTTCTGGATGGACTAATGTAGTGGAGCAATATAACCCTAAAGGGTTTGTTGCGGGAACTGCAGTCGAGGAAGAGCCGGGGTCTGCGGCAAATACTAACCCTCTTACTACTATTGCAATAACTTAATATGCTTTCAAACATGGAAAAATTTATAAACTTTAAACAACTTAGGGTTGTCAAAACTGGTGCCGCTGATACTCCAACAGGAGTTCAGTTAAAAGATGCTACTGCTGATTTTACTACGCAAGTACTTCCCAACGCTATTGTATGGGATAGAACCACTAACCCGACTAAAGGAGGTGAGATGTATATTGTAGATACTGTAACAGCAACTGAATTAGCTTTAACACCTATAGGCCCAGTCTCTTCTCAAGGAACAGGTGTTCCTAACTTGGCTACATATAATATATATATGCCAGAGTATACAGTTAGACAGTATGGAAGAGCTACTGCAACTGAAGCCAATTTTTTGGTCGACGCTACAGGTGTTGATTTTATAGCCGCGGGGGTAAAGGTAGGAGACTCTGCTTACGATATAACGGGAGCTCAAACTACTACTGTTACTTCGGTTTCTGTTACTAAGTTGGGAGTGGCTGATGATATTTTTGTTAATAATGATTATTTTTTAATTTCAGCTAACGCTGCTGACGATCACGATAAAATGATCCGCTCAGCTGATGTATCTCTTATAGAGAACAACCTGGTGGGAAGTAATAATAATAACCAGGTGAATATTACTTACACTTCCGTTAATGCTTCGGGAGGTGAGGTAGTATATGCATATTCAGCTGAAGCAAGAGATGAAGATATGCGTAACGCACTTCAAGACGCTGTGGTGGCTTCTTTAGAAACACCATGGTCAGCGGTGGCATATGATTTCCCAGGGCTTTTAAACCCGGCATCAGGGACTAATGCTACATGGTTAGGAGGGAAAGACTTTTTCTTTTTAAGAATACAATAATCATGGTAAAATTTTTACAAATAGATACAGCAAATAACGGAAATATTCTTGTTGCTCTCGAAAACCTTTTGTGGATTGACGCTGCTTCAACGACTCAAGTTAGGATTGCTTACAGCCAGATATATGGTGGATTAGATCAAGTTAAACTTTTGCACTCTGCTGATTCAACCAGTACATCTAAAATTGGGAGTATGTCTGATGCTATGAGAAAGATTGTTATAGACGTTGCAAAAGGAAGATGGAGCGACCCGGTAGTAAATATAACAAGCCTTCTTCCTAAGCCGATTACATCAATGACTTTATCTTAGAACTTATGTATAAATTTCTATACCTTCCTATAACAGATGCAGCAGGCGATCTTGCTCCAGCATTGATTGATGTGACTCATATCAAAAGAATTGACCATCCGACAGGGATGACCACTATTCTTGAGTATCATGGTGCGGGGGCTCGTGACACTATAACTTTTACTGCATACGCAATAGACTCTGGAACGACAACCGCTGCGGTAGCTGGTAAATTAACTGATTCAGGACAGAATTTTGAAACTACCGTTTCGGTAGGTGATATTATTTTCCCTGCTGGACAGACGCCAGACATATATTCTACCGTTGTTGCAATAGTAGATGATGAAACATTAACTATTTCAGGAACGGGGAATACTCTTTTAGAGGCTTCAGGTACAGCGTTTAGTATCGTAGCAGGACAAAATGCGGTAGGTCACGTTCTTCAAAACTGGTTGGTGGAGGAGATAAGAAAACTTCTATCTACCGGATATACCAGCACGGGGCCTTTATTAACACCTCCTATAGCTATAGGTTCTATTGCTATTGGCTAAAGGTTAACATACACTATTAGAAAGGGCTCCAAAAAATGGGGCCCTTTTTTTTTGCTTATCTTTGTAAAAATAATTTTACACTATGCCAGCTTCAATAAATGCGGTGCGAAATACGGTGTTGGCTATAGCTAACAAAAATAACTACGGATATATCTCACCCCAAGATTTCAACCTCTACGCTAAACAGGCGCAGATGGATATGTTTGAGGATTACTTTTATCAGTACAACAACTGGATAAATAGAGAGAACGCACGATCTTCGGGTACAGGTTATGCAGATATAATAAAAAATATAGAAGAGGTTATAGACTCCTTCTCTGTGCAGGCGTTCTTAGCTCAGCTAAACCCTGTAGCCGTGCCTAATGTCCCTTCTGGTTTATCAGGATCGGCAGTGTATTCATTACCAGACGATTACTATCTTATAAATAAACTTTATAGATATCCTAAGCGTAGAGTAAGTGGAACCACTTCCAATTCTATTCTGGGCTCCACCCTCCTTATAGACAGCTCTCGAGATTTCTTTACTACAGGTGTACAGCCAGGAGATATCGTGATAAACACGAGCGCTACAGGCGCTGCTCCATATCCCGCTACAGGGGCTCCTGGATTGCAGGGGTGGGTGCAGAACATTTCTAATACAGCGTCGCCCGCTGGATCGAGTATAGTGTGCTCTGCTTCTTTATTTGTAGATCCCGCTGGTGCAGGAGGAGAAGGATATGCTATATATGACGCTAATAATATTGTAGAGGTAGAGAGGGTAAGCCAAAGGAAGATATTCAATCTTACCAGCAGCAACCTCACTTACCCTACACCACAGTACCCATGCTATGTTTTGGATGGGAATTTAATATCTGTATACCCTACCATATGGGATGGTCTTAATGATCCTTTTACTATAGGAGATGGAATGGGGCCGTGCGATGTTAAGGCTCAATACATCCGCTACCCTCGTAATCCTAATTGGACTTTCGCTTCATTGGTAGGTGGAGAACCTCTATTCGATC